TTCTTTAGATAAATTTAATCAGGATTATCCGGCAACAGATGAAGAGGCGTTTCTTGTATCAGGTCATTGTAGATTTAATACAGACTGTCTTAAGATTATACGCAACACAACGGTTAATGAGGGTGAAGAAAGCATGTTAGAGGATGTTTATGGTACAGTAATAGTTACCCCACATCCAACAGGCTGGCTAAAGATTTGGAAGAAAGTTGAAGAAAATCATAGTTATATCATAGGTGTAGATGTATCAGAAGGGATAGAGAACAAGACAGATTCAGGCAAAGAACATGATTATTCAACGGCAGAGGTGCTTGATTTAGACACTTTAGAGCAGGTTGCAGAGATAAAGTGCCATCTTGAACCGAATGTATTTGCAGAGGAACTTAGACGATTAGGGGTATATTATAACAAAGCCATGATAGGAGTTGAAGCTAATAATCATGGATTTGCAGTATTGCAGGAACTTAAAAAGAAATATAAGAATTTATACTACATGGAAACCTTTGAGGAAGCAACGCAGACTAGAAAGAAAAAACTTGGTTGGCATACTAACATGAAAACAAAGCCTCTCATGGTAGCAGAGGGAGATAGAATTATCAGAGAAGCTTTATCAACTATACGCAGTTCGGAGCTATTAAGTGAGTTAATGACCTTTGTTAGACTTGTAGACGGTAAGACAGAAGCGCAAGAGGGGTGTTTTGATGACTTAGTGATAGCTTGGTTGATAGCTTTACAGATAAGGAAATATGCGCCTAGAAAGGCAACAGTAAAAGAAAGTAGACAGAGATCACAGAGGAATAATCTGCAAGATAAACAGATGGAAAGTTTGAGGGGATATTGATATATGAAATTAAAGGAATACGCTAAACTGCATAATTTAAAAACCCCAGAAGATTGGCAAAACTTTTTTAAAAGAAACTGGAAAAACAAAAAACTTCCAGTAGCAATGTATAGTTGCCAAGTATGTCAAGAAATTATTTTTGATGTTTCTAAAGGATGTCCAATATGCGGTGCTAATCGCAAACTAAAAAGGCAGGAAGATATTTATGGACAATAATCTTCAGCTTTTATGGACTATTGACTTTCTAAAAACGCTGTTGTATAATAAGCCAGAATATACAGGAAGCATTAAATTGAATTTCTTTAAGGGGAGCGTTGGTGTAGTGCAGAAAAAAGAGAGTTTTAAGCCTGAAATAAAAGACTTGACAGGAAAAATAAAGTAGTGTAGAATTAAAGTTCATAGAGGATAATCTTAAAAAGAAGCCTCAGATAGGAGAAATCTTATCTGGGGTTTTTTGTGTTAGGAGAATAAATGGCTAAAGAAAAAGAAGTTGACGAGAAAGAAAAAGAAACTGAAAGCAATGCTTTTGATGAACAAGAGTTCACAGATTATTGTTGTGATATCTTAAAAGAGGCAATGTCAGATAGGATAGGATTTAATGGATATATAGACCGCTGGTACAAGGATTGGCGAGATATTAAGGATAAAAAGATTATCCCGTGGGTTGGCGCTAGTAATTTCAGTGTTCCGGCAACTTCTATATCAGCAGATGGTGTTATTCCTCGTATCATTGAGGGAAATTTTGATACTATCACTCCTATTGATGCAAAGCCAATAAACAAGACAGCAGTTCCATTTAAAGATGCAGTAAAGAAGTTCTTAAATTGGGATTTAGATTCGCATGAGGAGTTATTTAAGGAGATATGGTTTTTTGTTCAAAATACAGTTTGGTCAGGTACGGGGTTTGTAAAAAACTTCTTCTTAAAAGAAAAGACTAAGATTGAGGAAAGAATTTTTGATGTTTATATAGTCAATGGAGAAATAGCGAAAGATCCAAATTCAGACACTCCGATTGAAGTTAATGAGCGTAATACTGGATTATTGGATGGCAATAAGATTCCTTATGAAGTTGAAGAGGTTACTGAAAAGAAACGTAGGTGGAAAAAATTCAATCCTGAATTACTTTGTTGTGATATTAAAGATGTCATATTCCCTTCGGATTGTGTAAGCATTCAAGACGCATGGGAAAACAGCCTAATTGCGTTGAGGGTATGGAGGACTAAGGATTTCCTTAAAAGACAACTAAAACAGGATGATAAAGAGCTATATAAGAACTTAGATAAAATTAAAATTGATGAATTACATGAAAAACAGGATAAGGCTAAAAACGAGAGAGAGAGAAGAAGAATAGCTAATTTCTTTTCTAAGACTAAGAAACTAGAATGTTTTGAGATATATGTTAATTATGATATTGACGGAGATGGACTAGAAGAAAAGGTTGTCGCTCTTATACACTATGAAAGTAAGACATTATGTGGATATGAGAAGTTTCCTTATGAGCATGGAAGATGCCCGATCATACCCGGATATATCAAACCTATACATAATCAGCCTTTTGGAGTGGGAATACCTGAAATGCTCTATGATGTAAAGGGCGAGATTGATGCAACGCATAATCAGAGGGTAGACAGGGGGAGTTTACATAATAATCCTACCTTGCTTCATACTAAGGGAAGTGGATTTGATTCAACACAACATAAACCCGGCCCCGGAAGACATTGGGATTTAGATAATATCGGAGAAGAATCTATTAAGTATTTAAAACCACCTCAGCATTCCGAAAGTCAGTCTTTTCAAGAAGAACAAAATCTTTGGGGTTATGTACAAAGACGTTCTAATTTAAGCGACTTTAATCTTGGCAGTGAGAGCAAGACCGCAGGAGAAGGTGCAGGAACAGCCAGAGGTTTACAGATACTTGTATCAGAGGGCAATGTTGGGTTTAGACACTTTATCAGGTGGATGTCTTTAAGTATAGGCGAGATATTCAGACAAAGATGGGCTTTATATCAGCAATATTGGGGTGGTGCTTCTGATGACGAGGTTAAGAAATGGATAAAAGAAATCTTTGATACTCCAGACAATCCACTTGGAGAACAGGGATTAGACGCAATAAAACAGCAATTCAACATAGTAATGACTGCTACTAAAGAAGATATTAAGGCAGAGATTTCTAAGGCACAAGCAGTACATGAAATATTAAAAGAAAATCCTTTGTTAGAACAATTTCCTTTTAAGATGAGGGATATTTCAATAGATTTACTCAGGAAAATGGGTATTAAAGATCCGGAGGATAAACTTCCTACTGAGCAAGAAATAAAGCAATGGCAGACAGAAATCCACATGGAATCATTGAAGCAGCTTGAGGAACAGAAAGCACAAGCGAATATAGAAGAAGCTGGAAAACAAGGATATCAGGCAGAGAAAACACGATTAGGTGCATACTCAGGAGAAGAGCAATGAAAGAGAAAAAGAGTGATAATAGGATAAGTCATGCTATTGCCATTAAAGACTTGGTATCTAAGAGCGGATTTAAGGTATTGCAAGGAGAATGGGAACGCATAAAAGAGCAGGCATTTGTTAACTTAATTGATGAGAGATTACCTGAAAGCAATTTATCACAAAGACAGAAAATATATAATCAGATTGTAGAATGGATTGATTTACCTGCTTCTATTATGAAAAGTGGAGAAAATGCGGTAGATGAAGAGAAATCAGAGAAAGAGAGAAAGGATCATCCGATTAAAAGCAATATACCATTTATGAAAAACAGATATTAAGAACACTGATAATTCTTTCTGAGAATAACTCTTAAAGAGATAATCAGAAAAAGGAGAAGCAAAATGACAGAAGAGAAAAAAGTTGATGAAGGTCAGGAAGAAGAGACCCTTATTGACCCAGAAGAGAGCGAAGAAGAGGAAGAAGTAGAACCTGAAAAGGAAGAGGAACAAGAAGAGGAAGGCAAAGAGGATTGGAAAGCCAAATATGGTGTTCTTCAGTCTAAGAAAGATAAAGAAGTTCAGGATGCTAAGGCAGAAACACTAAGGTTTCAAAGATTAGTGTCGCCTTATCAAAAGAACATCAAAAAGACTGAGACTGGAGATTATATGTTTGATTTTTCTGAACCTGAAAAAAAGAAAGAAAGGGTTGCTAAGCCAGATGAAGAATTATGGTTAGATGACCCGAGAAAAGCAACAGAGCAGTTAATTACATTTAGAGAGCAAGAGAGAGAGGATAGGGATTTCAGTGCTAGGGAGAAAGAGAAAGCGGTTCAAGCCAATAAGACTTTCAAGGCAGATTGGGACAAGTCTTGGGATAGAACGCAGAAACTTTATCCTGACGCAGCCGTTGAGGGTAGTGAGCTTCAGAAGAAAGCCACTGATATCCTAAACAAAAATCCTAAACTCGGCGACCTTTCTGATTGTAACGAAATATGTTTTAAACTTGCTGCATCTGAGCTTAACATTGTTCCTGTAAAGGCTAAAGATACTCCTTCGCCAGAGAAGAAAGAACCAAAAGACACCAGTTATATTGTTAGTGGTGCTGGTTCTAAAGGTAAAAGTAAGAAAAGTAACGAATCAAAAGAGGAAACCCCTGAAGAATATATTTCTCGCAGGAAAAAGAATTCAGCGAGTAAAAGATTAGGAGTAACCTCGCAATAATAAGGAGGAACAGTAATGAATGGACAATTATGGGTAACAGATAGTCTGGGCGGATATCTGGCAAATCCTACACTGTCTAAGAAGCTCAGGCTTTTTGCATCGCCTGAGATGCGCTTCAGACAGTTTGTTGGACTTAAAGAGGCTTTTGGTATGCACAAAGATGATACCAAAATCTTTGATAAGGTAACTGCTATTTCAACAGCAGGTGGAACTTTGATTGAAACTGATACTATGCCAGAACATAACTTCACGGTTAATAGAGGCTCTATAACCATAACTGAATATGGTAATAGTGTGCCTTACACTGGTAAACTGGAAGCATTGTCTGAGTTTGATGTAGACAATACTTGTCAGAAGGTTCTAAGAAAGGATCAAGTGTCAGTCATAGACAAAGCAGTTGCAGCACAGTTTCAGGCATCAGACGCTAAGTATGTTTGCTTGACAACTACATCAGGTACATTGACAACTAATGGAACTGCTGGCGGAACTGCTGGATGCAATTTGAATGACTATCATGTCAAACAGATTGTCGATCAGTTGAGAAAATGGAACGTGCCGAATGTAGATGGCGACAACTATGTTAGTGTTGGTTCGGTAAATGCGCTTAGAGGTTTAAGAGATGACGATAAATGGTTAGACGCTTCTAAGTATGGCAAACCTGAAAGATTATTCTCACATGAGGTTGGTAAACATTACAGCGCTCGTTTTGTAGAGGAGAATAACTCCCTGAGTAATGTATTGGGCGGGTCTTACGGTGAAGCTGTGTTCTTTGGCGATGATGCCGTAATGGAGGCTGTTGCTATTCCTGAAGAAGTGCGTGCAAAAATCCCTACGGATTATGGGAGAAGTAAGGGTGTTGCATGGTATTTCTTGGGTGGATGGCAGATTGTGTGGCAATATGCTGACGATTCTGAACAACATATTATACACGTGACCAGTCTATAACGAAATTGAAATAGGGCAGGAGATTTGCTCTTGCCCATTTCATAAAAAGGAGAATAAAGAGATGAGTAAAATAACAAAGACTTTAGGTTTGTTAGCTTTATCGTTTCTGCTCTTTGCCACGCCGGTCTTTGCAGATTATACGACTTGGCTATGGACAGGACAGAACGGTGCAGAGTTGAAAAACTCTACAAACAATGTTGTAACTCTAACAGAGAACTCAGAGGATATAATTTATACCTTTGGGTCAAATGCTATTGTAGTTACTTCGTCTACAGGAGTTACAAGCCTCACTTACACTGGCATTGCACTTACATTAGCTGATGTGGTTCTTACAGGTGATATTACGCTGAAAAATGGCGCAACTATCGTCAATACTTCGGGTATTTTGCTGACAATCACTGAAGCAACTGTTGATGTAGTTGGTATTCTTACAGCTGACTCAATAGCAAGTGATGGTGCAGTTAGTGGAACGACTATAACAGCTAGCGGTCTTTTGACTGCGAATGGTGGGATAGAATCAACATACGGAACTGACAATGCTATTGCCATAACCGTATCTGAGGCTACTAATGGCATAGGAGCTATAAACATTACGTCAACTCCTACCATTGATGATGGCGAATACCATGTTCCTATCTGGGTTGATGCTCAACTCGCACTCACTGGAGGTGGCTCAATTTACGGAGTTAGGGGTCATGTAGGAACAATCGCTGGTATTACTCAAGATGCTACTGGATATCAAATTGGTGTTCACGGTAGAATCCTGAATTTAGGCATAGTAGATAATAGTGGCATTATCATAGCTGGTCTAATGGGTCAGACACTCACAGGCGGAACTTATACTGCTGTTAGCCACATGTCTTGTGCATGGCTTGATTGGCAGTCAACCACAACGGTAACTGCTGGTGAGACTGAACTGCTCTACTTAAGCCACAACGCAGCAGGCTTTACGTTGGATCAATTCATCTACATTTATGGAGCTAATGCAACAGATTACTTCATAAAATTTGCTACTACAATGACAGGTGGTTGGTCTGATACGGGAACTACTGAAGGCGAAGAATGTGTGGGGCATCTAAAAGTCAGATATAACAACGCTGATGCTTACATTAATGTCTTTAGTGACAATTCGTAAGTAATTGGTTTTAAGGGTTTGTGGGGGAATTACCCTGAAATATTCCCCCATTTTCATAAGGAGAAGTTGAATGAAAAGAAGCATAAGTTTGGTAGCAGTAATCGCATTACTATTCAGTGGATTATGTTTTGCTGAGTATGTTCCATGTAAAGTTAGCTTGAATCTGTTTGAACGAATGGTAGTCTTGGCACTTTTACCAGCAGAGGGTAACTTTGCAACGCTAAAGATAGTCAACGAACTTAAAATGGAACTTGCACCAACAGAGGAAGAATTTAAGAAAGCTGGCTTATCAGCTTTAGAAAGTGGTGGAATACAAGCTAAAGATTGGCTTGCAGTGCCAGAAAAGGAATTTACTTTAGGAGAGATAGCAGAGGGAATTATTGTTAATGCACTAAAGAAATTAGATAAAGAAATGAAATTAAGAAATGAACACATGACAGTTTATGCAAAGTTTATACAAGTATTATACTCACAAGGAAAAATTTAATGTGGAGTGCTGAAACTTCAAAAGGTTATGAGGCTCAAAAATGCAGACATCGTATTGTTAGTTATTGCAAAGGAATGGGTCTTGACTTGGGCTGTGGGGATAAGAAGATAGTTCCTACCGCTATTGGCATTGATGGTGGCTATGGAGATACTAAAGGTGCAGATATGCACCTTGATCTATCAGCTAATCAATCTCTTGGTATATTTTCATGCGGATATTTTGACTATGTATTTTCTTCTCATTTATTGGAGGATTTTTCTGCAACAGAATCTATATTAAAAGAATGGTGGAGAGTTATTAAGGCTGGCGGTCATCTTGTACTTTACGGGCCCGACCCTGACTATTATCCTCGTGTAGGCACAGCAGGAGCAAATCCTAACCATAAACAAGACTTATACTGGGAAGATGTATGGAATATAGTCAAAGGGTTTGGCAATGCAAAGCTGATACAATCTTCAAGACATAATGATAGCAATGAGTATAGCTGGCAAATTGTCGCACAGAAAGTTAATTGTCGCATGAAGAGAGGTCTTGATATATTAAAAGACATTCCTATTATCGGGAAGATAGCTTTTCCGCGCATAAAGAAAACAAAGAAAGAATGTTTAATTATCCGATATGGTGCGATAGGGGATGCAGTTTGGGCTACAACCTTTCTACCACTACTTAAAAAGGAAGGATATTATATTGTTTATAACACTACGCCATACTCACAACAGGTTTTAATGAATAATCCAAATATTGATGAGTTTCTTATTCAAGATAAAGACGCTATACCAAATGAAGATTTAAGCGAATATTGGAAGGAAATAAGCAAGGGGTTTGAGAAAGTTATAAATTTAAGTCAATCGGTTGAAAGTTCGCTTTTAAGGGTAGAGGGAAGCAAAGAATATAAAGCACCTCAAGCAATAAGGCATTCTGAATGTAATGTGAATTACTATGATAGAACTTTAGAGATAGCTGGATATAAAGATAAAGGCAGGAATGGGGAGCTTTATTTTACTGAACAGGAAGAAAATCTTGCTAAAGTTTTCAGAGAGAAGCATAAAGATAAATTCCTTATTTTATGGTCGTTGTCAGGTTCTTCTTTCCATAAAGTTTATCCATATACCGAATATGTAGCAAGTGAGATTATTAAAAGACATAGTGATGTTCGAGTGATCACAGTCGGAGATGAGATGTGCCGGCTATTAGAATGGGAAAATCCTAACGTATTAAGCAAGTCTGGGAAGTTTACTGTCCGACAATCAATGATCTTAACTAAGTATTCTGATTTAGTTGTAGGAACAGAGACAGGCATATTAAATGCTTCAGGTTGTTTTGATACACCGAAGATTGTATTTTTAAGCCATTCTTCTCCAGAGAATCTATGTAAATACTGGAAGAATTGCACACCATTATGGAACTCAAAATGCGAATGTCAGCCTTGTCATAGGCTCATATATACTAATTCATGTACGAAAGGAGATAGAGGACTTGCTCCCGAATGTATGGAGAATCTAAAACCCGAAAAAGTAATTGAATCAATAGAAGAAGTTTATAGAAAATGGAAAAATAAAGGAGAAGAAAATGAAGCTAGATAAAAACAGGCATTACGGATTATTGTTCGTGGGAACAGAGCTGACTTATGTTCAAGACGGAATAAAGTTCTCGCCTAAAACTGAAGAATCTATTGAAGAGGATAAAAAAGAGGAAGGATTTGTATGCAAGAAATGCGGAAAAGTTTGTACATCTAAGGCAGGTTTATCAGCACACTCAAGATATTGTAAAAAATAAGCTCGTAAGGGCATTATAAACAAGGAGCGGCGAAATGAACCTGTCACAGATGTTAAACAGAAATATGCAAGATTTGAAACAACCGGATTTTAACAGATACCCTATTGCTCTACTTAAAGAATATTTTGATGAGGCAGAGCGAGAAATAAACAAAAGAACTAAACTCATCCGAAGTTCTACCATTCTTGATTCAGTAGCAGATCAATCTACCTATGACAAGCCTACTGACCTATTAGATTGGAGCATAGACAAGATTTATTATTCTGTAACTACCTCAAGTTATAGACGGCGTTTAGTTCCTATCACTATTGAAAAACTTAATAATATAAATAGGAATTGGAGAGAACACACAGGAAGTCCGGTTTATTGGTATATAGATAAAGAAAATGATAAATATGGTTTTTATCCTTATGAGACAAGCGTTCATACAGGGACTAATTGTATTCAGTTAAAATATCGCGCTAAGCATACCAAAATGACGACTTATTACATTACAGGCACGGTTGATGTAGTTAACGGCTCTACTGCTGTTGCTGGGAACTCCACTGCGTTTATTGGCAATGTTGTGAGTGGTAATGAACTAGGAATCGGAAAGTTACTTAGTAGAACAACTGATTTCCCGACAACTTTCTTTGCTTTATCTGCGACACCTACCGATAATGCTGTTTTAGCAATAGCTTCATATACAGGTGCTACAGCTACTGCACAATCCTACATCATATCTTCAGTATCCTCTATAAAAAACGATACATTGAATATGGCTTGTGTTTTGTATGCTATGGGCTTATGTAAGGGTAAAGACGGAGATTATGATACTAGAAATGCGTATATATCAGAGGCAATGGGAAGAGCTAAAGAGGAGATATATCGACTTAAAACTGATACATCTGCGTCAAAAGAACCAATGACACCTACTGGAGCTAGTCCTTATCCGGGCAATGGCGAAGTTCCAGACTACGAATTTGGGAGGTGATATTATGAAGAAAGTTGTAAAAAGACAGAGGAAATTAGGTGCTTTTGGTGCAAAAGATGGCTCTCAAAGAGGTTTAAAGAATGGAGGTAGAGGTAGGAATAAAACAAGTTCATGTAGACATCCGAATATAAAAAAAGGTAGATAATGCAAACAGGAATAAAAGTCTTTCAAGCTCTATCAGTTAAAGACCATCCCACTATTATTGATGATAAGAAATCTCCCGACTTATCAAATGTGAGAATTGATAATCCAATAGGTGCTTTATCTAATATAAGAGGCATATCAAAATATAATTCCGTAGGCTATGGCAATCCAATAGTAGCCATACATCAGCTTAATGGGCATATTTTTAGCTTGAAAGGTGGGACTGCTGGTTCTGCTAGTGGTAGTTTGTTTGAGGGACTTCCTACTTTTAATGATTATACCGCAATAACAAACTGTGTAGAATTACAAGCAATGCAAGATAACCTTGCAGGAAAATACTATCTAGCAAACGATATTGACTGCACTTATTGCACACAAAACCCTGCTGGTGCTTTATATAATGCTGGAGCTGGGTTTGCTCCTGTTGGAGATGATAACACTCTATTTACAGGAATTTTTGATGGCAATGGGCATACAATAACAGGACTATATTTAAATAGAACTATAGCCGACGAGGGGCTCTTTGGACATATTTCAAGTATTGCTCAGGTTAAAAATGTTGGGATGATAGATGTTAATATAAACTGTAGTCAGGGTCAGATAAGTGGATTGGCCGGAACTTCTGAAGGCACAATAACAAACTGTTATTCTACAGGAGAAATAAATGGTAGAAGCTGGACAGGCGGATTAGTTGGAATTAATACTGGCACAATAATAAACTGTTATTCTACAGCAGAAGTAAATGATACGTTGTATTACACGGGTGGATTGGTTGGTGGTAATACTGGAACAATAACCAACTGTTATTCCGCAGGCGCTGTAAGTGGAGGTTCTGATGTAGGTGGATTAATTGGTTATAATTCTGGCGGAACTTACAACGATTGCTTCTGGGACATAGAAACATCAGGACAAGCAAGAAGTGCAGGAGGCACAGGAAAATTAACAGCAGATATGTATAAAGAAGCCACATTTACTAATTGGGACTTTTCTACAATATGGACGATAGTTGAAGATACCAGCTATCCAACTTTGAGGTAAAATATGGCACATAAACAGAAGATTTTTAGTGGACTAATGGTTCGTTTTGATAAAGTGGATATGAAACCCACTCACACGCCAGATTGCGCCAATACAGACACTTTTACTAAAGGAGCGTTAAAGAACATTAAAGGCATAGAGAAACAGCATACAACGGCGTTTGGTAGTGCAATAATAGCCGTTCATCAATTAAATGGACATGAATTTTGTTTAGCAGGAACTAAGTTATATAAAATATAAGGAAACGATATGTCTACTGAAATAATTACAGGTCTGAACCCAAATATTCTACCCTCTATTGTTGACTTTAAGGGGTTTGCTTTCCTTCTTGATGGAGATAACGAAAGTCGCTATTTTAACCAATATGGTAGTTGGAAATGGGCTCATCAAAATCCAACAGCTACACCTACGGAGGTTCATTCAGCTAGTGGAAGTATGTCAGCGGTGAACGGGGGATATAAATACTTTTATACGGAAATCAATAGACCTTCTGGGGAAGATGAATACTCGTGTGCTGAAACGAACCCATCCCCATTAAGCACAATTACAGGAGATTTCTCAAGCAAGAAAGTAGTTTTAACTCTGCCAGCAACAGCGGTAAATACAAGTTTCACACATCTAAAAATATACGGCACAGAAGATGGTGGAAGCACTTATTATTACTTAGGCAAGGTAGCCATAGGTACAACTACTTTTGATGATGACGATATAACTAGAGACGCAAATGTGCCTTTTGGAAAACTTACTACTTTGGCGAATAAGACTATAACTCAGACATATCTGAATTATCCGGTTAAAAACCATTTATATTCCGTAGCGACAAAATCAAGAATACTTGTTGGTGGAGTGAGGGCAAAGACAGACGGCACAGTAGCAGTAACAAATGGAGACAAAACAGTAACAGGCACAGATACTCTATGGACTAGGGCTATTGTAGGGGATTTCTTCACACTAGATGGAGATACAAGACCTTATGAGGTAGATAGTTGGACTTCTGCAACAGAAATTGAACTAACAGAGGCATACGCTGGATCAACCGCCTCTGGTAAAGATTATTCAATAGAGGGTATAGATGACACTATTCGCTGGACTGCAAAACATCCTACAACCGCAAAACCTATGTGGTGGGCTTTTCCACTTAAATTTTATAGACGGCTAATAAGTAAGGATTCTTCAGGAGTTAAGGGACTTAATAAGATAGGCAATCAGCCAGTTGTTTATAAGGAACATAGTCATTATTTATTAACAGAAAATGGCGATGACTTTATTGAACAGGAAAGCAGAACACAAGTAGGAACTTGTTCTCACTGGTCTATCGTAGAGACAGGAAAAACAGGCTCTAATATCTTTATGACTTATGAAGGATATTTTTACGAGACAACAGGATTAGGAGCAGTAGACTTGAATATAGACTTGAGTAAGACAGCAGACGGTATAAACAAGTCAAGACTTAAATATGTTCAGGCAGTATGGCTTAATAGCTTACAGTGGTACATTGCGATTTATTCAAGCGAAGATTCAACTGTTCACGATAGAATGCTTATTTATGATTATACACTTAAAGAATGGATTATTTGGAAGATTAAAGCTAATTGTCTTGCAGTTATGGAAACATCAGAAACCGACCAGACTGTATTTAAACCTTGGATGGGTTCAACAGGTGGCTTTGTATATAAAATGCTTACAGGTAACAATCTCGGAGCTTCTTCAGGAACTTTGACAGGAACTATAACTGGTGCAGGAGCAGCTTACATTGATGATAGTGCAGCGACTTTCTATACAACAGGAGATGGATTAGCAGATGTTTATATATCTATCTTCAATGCAGACGGGGATTTCGTAGAGGAAAAACTATGTTCTTCTAATACAGGAACTAGAATAACCGTTGCTGCATGGGGAACAACTCCGACAGTGGGATTTTCTTATGAAGTGGGTAGTATTAGGTGGAAATGGCTGTCTAAGGTATTTGATTTTGATAGCGATAATTCCAAAGCAATAGATACTGTATTGATAAACTTCAAAAAGACATCTTCAGCCAGTTATGTATATGTCAAATTCTATTTCAGTAATGATCCGGATATGGTGGGAGATACA